AGGCAGCCACTGCAGGTGGTCACGCTTTGCCTACCGCACTTTATGAACACCCAAATCCATCTTGGATATGGACAACCATATCTGAAGGACCTGCTGCTTTCTATGTTGGTGGCTATGCTGGATCTCAATCATCTTTGTATAAGATTACATTAGATCTTGCTACTCCTAATGCTCTTGGATTCCCAGAACTTAACGTACCAACAGTAGTTGTTGACTTACCAGAAGGTGAAATACTAAATGCCTTTGATGTATACCTTGGTACCTTTGGAGTTCTTTGCACCAATAAAGGTGTAAGAGTTGCAGTAGTATCTGCCGATGGTGACATCAGTTATGGACCATTGCTATTAGATACAGAGTGCAAGAGCGTAACTTTCAAAGATAGATTTGCCTACGTAACAACCTTGCAAGATGGTGAGTCAGGTCTAATCCGTATTGATCTATCACAGCCAGCAGTTCCTAATAGTCTTATCTTTGCCTATGCTTGGGATGTTTGTGCAAGCAGTGAGACTGCTAATCCGGTATCTACCGACTTTCTTGGCAACACCGACAGAGTTGTCTTTGGTGTACCAGGTGATGGAATATGGATTGAATCTGCAAGTACGTTAGTACCAGAAGGCTACCTACGTACCGGTTATATCCGCTATAACACCCTTGAGACTAAGATTTACAAATTGTTACAAGCTCGTATTAATACAACCGATGGCGGCATTAATATTGATTCTATTGACTCAACAGATACTGAGTATCGTATTGGTACATTCTCACAAGGATCTAGCGTGCCTGAAATTAACGTAAACTATCCAACAACAGCACAAGAGTATCTAGGATTTAGGTTTACTCTTTCTAGATCTGCTACTGATTCTACTAAGGGGCCACTCTTTACTGGCTACCAGTTGAAGTCACTGCCAGCAGTTCCTCGTCAGCGCCTGATCCAATACCCAGTCTTTTGCTATGACCACGAGAGCGACAAGTTTAGCAACGAAGTGGGATACGAAGGATCTGCCTATGCTCGTATGTCTCAGTTAGAGCAGATTGAAAATGTTGGTGACACCATCCGCGTTCAAGACTTTAGAACTGGTGAGTCATACCTAGGCATCATCGAAGAGATGGATTTCATCAACAGAACTCCAGAGGATAAACGGTTCTCTGGATTTGGCGGCACACTCCTAGTTACCATAAGGACGATCTAATGACAGCGCAAGACTATGCAACGCTAATAGTTGCAGTAATGACAATAGTTGGCGGCTTTGCTGCTGGAGTTAGATGGCTGGTTAAACACTATCTGAATGAACTTAAACCCAATGGTGGCAGCTCGATAAAGGATTCCGTCAAAAGACTTGAGGATCGTATTGACGATCTATATAAACTGATAGCGGAGAAGTAAATGATTGCACTAGCAAAGAAAGCAACACCTGCTGCTATCGCAGTACTGCGCCAAGCAACAGCACATTTTCCAAAGCGCAAGAAGGCAAGTGATGGACTACTGCCATCGGCAGCGCACGTGCATCAGAATCCGAACTCAGACCACAACTCAGGATATGCGGTAGACATTACGCACGATTCTGTCAATGGTGTTGACTGCGTTGTTGCCTATCTAGAATTGCAGAAAGATCCCCGTGTTAAGTACTTAATATTTGCTGGCAGAATTTGGTCAAAGGAAAAGGGTAGCAAAGTCTACACCGGATCCAACAAGCACGAAAAGCATCTTCACATCTCCATAAAGGAGACTTGTGGAGAAGATACAAAACCTTGGTTCCCTTGGTTACCCCAACCAAAGGCCATAAACAAAGTAAAGGCAGCAGTCAGGCCATTACCTAAGAAGAAGGAGACAAAATGAATAAAGAGAAATTGACTGCTATCGCAGCAACGTATCTCCGTGCTGGAATTGCTGCAGTAATTGCGCTATGGCTTGCAGGAGTTACAGATCCAAAGGCTTTGGCAACAGCAGGTATAGCTGCTATTGCAGGTCCATTGCTAAAGGCAATAGATCCAAAGAACACAGAGTTTGGACGTGGTGCTAAGTAATTAGCCCATAAGCGCGAGGCAACCGCCCCCTGCTCAGGAGAAATCCTGGGTGGGGGGCATCTTTTTTTATGCCCTTTTAAGGCAGGAAAGATGGCGAGTTGCGGCACTTTCAGTACTGGGTAGGGTGATTGTATGGGTCGAGGGTACTTATCGCCTCAACTCAAGGTTGATTTACTTTGCTTATCTTAGAATATGCCAGAGTCACTATCGTTATTTAAGTGTGTCTTTAACCGGTGGCAGTTAGCACACAGAGTTTGCAGATTAGCAGGGTCATTGTTACGACCATCACCGTCTATGTGGTCTACATCTAGTTGGCTGCTATGTTCAGGAACAAACCCGCAATGCTCACAGGTATCTTTCTTGTGAATGGTATATGGATACTGGTTCTTCTGTATGTTTCTTTTATAGACAGTCCTGCAGCGAAAGCGACCAGCGGGAGTTGAGTTCTTCTTGGTGCGGATCTTTATCTTTGTTGGACCACAAACCGAGCAGATTGCTCTGCGATTTATTTCATCTACTTCAGATAACTTGTGATTCATCTTTGTCCACCGGACAAGGAACGCGCACGAGATTGCCGCAGTTGACGCAGGTAGCGTCAAGGAAGTACCAGACTAGCTCGTAGTCATCAAAGGCTGCCATAACGCTGAAGACCTGCGACCCACAAGGACATACGTGGACGGGTCCAAAGGCTCTTAAATCGGTTCCAAACGGCTCAGGAAGGTCATCTAGTGGCGCCTGACGGCGCAGGAATTTAGGCATAACAAAGGGGTGGAACCGCATTGCTCGGCACGGCTCCTTCCTGTGGTCAGTCGCCTCTCGGCTACGCCGAGGCCCTGATAAGGGCCGCCTCCTGTTATTCGCCTACGGCTCATATTGTACACAGATGCCTGCCAAATGTGTGTCTTGCGACACGCTGTGATATCCTTAACAAATGACAACTCTGGTAGGAATCCAAGGACCTGACTTTGTAGTTCTTGCCGCTGATAGCCAAATCACCGATAACGATCAGCGCGTTATCAGTACGCAAACTCCGAAGATCGTGCGTGTGGGTAAGTACATTCTCGGCGTTACCGGTGACTCACGCCCTGGTGATATCCTCATCTATAACTGGAAGCCACCGATATATAAAGGATCCGATCCTGTCGAGTGGATGGGTAAGAGAATAATCCCAAGCATCCAACAAGCGTTCAAAGATAATAACTACGAGGTGGATAAGGAAGCTAACTTCTGCTATCTACTTGCCTTTGATTCTATGTTGTTCTCTATCGGTCCGGACTTATCCTTTAACGCAAGTGAGCACGGACTATTTACCGCAGGAAGTGGCGGTCCTTATGCACTCGGTTATCTTTATTCTTTGAAGCCACATTCGTACAAGAGCCTGCTAATGGCAAAGGTTGTTTCAGAAAGAGCTGTAAAGATCGCGTCGGTTCTTGACATCAATACCTGTCCACCGATTCAATTAGTTACTCAACAGAGAGGGTGGGATGAATGATCGAATTTCTATTCGGTTTGCTATTTGGTTTCGTCGGGGCATATGCTCTGGACTATTGGCTTACAAAGAGGGATGAAAGATGATAGAAGATCCAAAGGAATTACTACTGCACGTACTGCACGCTAAAGATGCAGGGCGTGATCGCAGTAAGCAGACACAAGTAGGTCCATCAGAGATTGGTGGTTGCCGTCGCAAGGTTTGGTACCGCTTAAACGGACAGCCAGAGACTAACGATAACCAGTCAAAGCTGGCTGCCATTATGGGTACTGCCATTCACGCTGCTATCGAAGATGCCATCACCACACTAGATCCAGAAGGTAAAGATTACCTAGTCGAGACTGCAGTTGAGTATGGTGATATGAAAGCACACGTTGACTTATTCGTACCGGGTATCGGCGCAGTCATTGACTGGAAGACAAGCAAGGTTAAGAACCTTTCATACTTCCCAACAGTGCAACAGCGCTGGCAGGTACAGGTCTATGGCTATCTGTTATCTAAGAACGGTCACGATGTTAAGACAGTCAACCTGGTAGCGATTGCACGCGATGGTGATGAGCGCGATATCAAAGTCCACTCTGAACCATACGATGAAGTCTCTGCACTAGAAGCGCTGCAGTGGTTAAGCAATGTAAAGAATTTAACAGAGGCACCAGCACCTGAGAAGGATGCAAACTTCTGTAAGAGTTACTGCCAATACTACGACGCATCCGGTGAGATGGGTTGCGTAGGTATAATAAAAGAACGTATCGTCCTTAATGAAGTCGTGATTGAGGACGCAGAAGTAGATACTCACGCATTAAAATACTTACAGTTAGATGAGAAGATCAAAGAGCTGGAGAAGGAAAAGGATTCCTTGAAGTCATCCTTCGAGGGAGCCGTTGGCGTTACTGCCAGTGGTATTCAGATCAGTTGGACAACGGTCAAAGGTCGTGAGACAGTTGACTCTGAACAAGTAGAAAAACTATTAGGCTTTGTACCGAAGGTTGTCGGTAAAGAATCTATTAGATTAAACATCAAACCAAATGGAGGAAAGTAATATGTCAGCACCAGAATCAACTAAGTTCCAAGTGAACTATAAGTTAGCCGATGGAACGCTTATCAATTTGTATGCAACAAATGTCACAGAACTAGAAACAGGTCTTGCAGATATTGCAATGAACGCACTTAACATTCGTGCTACCGGTATGGATCTAAACCAAGGTGGGCAACAGATCGCTTCACTTACACCAGCACCAACAGTTGCAGCAGTTGCTGCAGCATTTAATGCAACACCAGTTGCAGCACCAGCAGGTGGAGATCAGTCTTGCCGTCACGGAGTAATGGCTTTCCGTTCAGGTACATCAGCTAAGGGTCCTTGGAAGGGCTATATGTGTGCTGCACCAAAGGGTGCAACAGACAAGTGCGAAACTATCTGGATTAGATAATCTGTGCGCGATCCAGGGTCGTATGAAAACCCTGCTTGCGCTTCAGTAGGTGGCGATTTCTGGTTTCCAGAAAAGGAATCTAATTCAAGAGACACAGCATTAGCAAAGTCTATTTGCAACGGTTGCTTACACCGTACTGAGTGTGCAGAGTGGGGCATAAAGAATGAACGCTTCGGTATTTGGGGCGGTCTTTCAGAGAACGCAAGAAGTAGAATACGTAATCAAAAAAATATACATTTAAGAGGGAGTAGCGTTGCTTGACTTATCCCGCGCTTGGAGTGGTGTGCTTACCAAAGCAACACCATTGCCGGACGTGTGGCAGGCGCTAGCAGCAAAGCAGATTAAGTTCCGTCGAGGACAGGTCTGTATGGTAGCTGCTGCACCTAACGCTGGTAAGTCTATGTTCGCCCTGATCTATGCGATGAAGGCAAACGTATCAACGCTTTTCTTTTCGGCAGATACAGATACCACAACTGTAATGATGAGAGCAGCATCTGCTGCATCCGGTCATTCACAGGTATCGGTGGAGTTAAACTTATCTAACGATAAGCACTACTACGATAAACACTTTGGCAAACTAAATCATATTAAATGGGTCTTTGATTCGTCACCATCACTAGACGATATCGAGTTAGAGATCAGAGCATATGTGGAGTTATACGGTGAGGCTCCCGAACTGATAGTTATAGATAACTTAATGAACGTTGCAGCAGAGACTGACAACGAGTGGGCTGGCTTACGTGCGATAATGATGGAACTGCACGATATGGCACGTAAGACCGAAGCCTGCGTACTTGTGCTACACCACGTATCTGAGCAGAGTGAGTATGGATCACCATCTACACCACCTGCTAGACGTGCCATCCACGGTAAGGTCAGTCAGTTACCGGCGTTAATCCTAACGCTTGGCTATGATCCAACTGTAGGTGAACTCAAGGTGGCTGCTGTAAAGAACCGCTTTGGGCCACACACTGCAGATGGTAAAGACTTTGCAACACTGTTTGTAAACTACGCAGCCTGTCAGATATCTGATAAAAATGCGTGGGGTGTTATGCTAAGAAACGATGTAATAGCTGGATACCAAGGTAACTACGCAGAACAACCATAGATAGGAATTAGAATGAGCGATGTAGAGAGAGAAGTAGCCATACTTAAAGTTGACTTGGCTAACTTCTTCAATGCGATGATCCAGTCCGGCATAGTCGAGATTGTCAAAGATGAAGAAGGTCAGATGGTTTACAAAACAAATAAGGTTGTACTGGTAGATGAGTCAGTACAACAAGACTAAGGGTTCTCAGTTTGAGACAGATGTAATGAAGTGGCTCCGTAAAATGGGAGCCATTGCAGAACGTCTGACTAAAGCTGGAGCAAAGGATGAAGGCGACATCGTTACTGTTATCGCAGGGGAAACTTACATCCTTGAACTCAAGAACAGGGCAACCCTTTCGCTGCCCCAGTTCTGGAGAGAAGCACAAGTTGAGGCGCTTAACTATGCTAAGGCACGTG